AATCAATCTAGTGGCGACCGCAGCGACCTTCTCCGGTGAGCGCAACTCATCCTTAAGGAAATCCATGTAGATAACGGAATTGCGTATTCCCTGCTTTGCCTCTGACTCCATGAGCTCAACACGAGCGCGAAGCTCTATGCAAGCAGGAAGAGAAAAGTCGGGCTCACCATCTTTTCCAAAAAAACTCCTCTTACCGTCCTTCACGTCATAGACGTAAGGGAAGCCAGGAGAAGTCTTCCTGGGAATGGACCGAAACTTGCGACCAGGAATGCCCATGACAGATTGCTCAAAAGTGTATATAGAGCGATCGGAATTGAAAGAAACCTCAGTAAAAGGCTTCATCGCAACATGCATAGCCTGCTCAAGCCAATCTTGACCGTAATGCAAAACAGGCGTAGAATAAGGAGCAACAGCATTCTCCATGGGGTAGACGTAAACGCCATTGATCATGACAGGTGCCATAGGCGCGGGGGAACACAAATACTCCCCCAGACTACCATAAAGAGCCGTACGATAGTACGACGTCTTAGGACAAATGCTCACAGGTTTATCCAAAACTCCAAGCGGCAGAAAACTGCCGCTTTTCTTGAAAGGAAGCTCAAAAGAGCTCTGAAACTTGATGTTGCGTCTCTCCAGGTCCTCAGCCATGTTGTCAACAATGATGGAAAATTCTGTCTGAACTTTCTTAATCATTTCCTGCGTCACAATGCAGGAATAGCCGTAGGCCAACGCGCTGTTACCAGCAACGTGTATGCCCATGCAAGTCCTACCTTGCAAAATTGTATTATCATTGACACAAAGTGGAGCACCACAATCACCCTCCGTAGTGGGTGCTTGTATCGTAAAAACCCTACCCAGACATTTGCCACCAGCATACATGGAATCACGATATTCACATGTATTGGAAAAGTAAGTCTGTCGCGCGTTTTGTTGTATAACGCGCGTTTTGTCATCCGTGACGCAGACATCAAGCCTAACACGCCTATTTTTAAGCAAACTAATGTCAGACTCCACA